ACAGGTGATCACAGCTGCACCTCCCCGCCAGGGAATCGGCGCAACTCGGGGAAGGCATCGCTGTTGTCGGGGTGGTGCAGCCGCCAGAGCCAGCCGCCAACGAGCAGGAGGATCACCAGGCAGGGAATGCCGTAACCCAGCAGGCGGCACCGCAGCAGGCGGCGGGAGTCGGCGCGGTCCTGCTCCAGTTCTCGGGTGAGGGTGAGGTTCCGGGTCATGGCGCCACCGCCCGCCCGGTGCCGCTGCAGGCGTCGCAGGGCTTGTACCCGACGTAGCCGGATCTGTCGATTCGGGTGATCACCTGCCCATCACCACCGCAGCGGGTGCACAAGCCGGTTACCTGTTGCCAGTCATCTTCGGCCTGCTGGATCTGCTCCCTGGAGACAAACACCTGTCGCATTTGCCGCTCTGGCGGAAACTTGGGCCTACCCTTGTAGCGGCCACTTCTGTAGGTGCCGATCGGTTCGGCGCCGATCAGCTCAACGCCGATCGGTCCACAGCTGCGATATTTTCGCGGTTGCCACTCTGGCGGCAGCGAATACGCAGCACGGGCGGCCATGGCGTAGAAATCTGGGGCTGGCATGGTTGGCACCTCAGAACGGAATGCCATCGCCGACCACGCCCCCGTCCCACACTGGCGGGGATGTCGGGGTGGCGGGGCGTGGCAGGGGGGAGTCAGCAGGGCTGGCGGCTGACTGGGCATCGTCATCGCGCTTGCTGCCGAGCAGCTCCAGGCGGTCAACGCGAATCACGGGCTTAATGTGCTGTTCGCCAGTGGTCTTGTTTGTCCACTTTTCAATGCGCAGGCTGCCAATGACACCAATCAAGGAGCCCTTCTTGACGTAATCCGCTGCAACCTGGGCCTGTTTACCCCAGATCTCAAGATTGAACCAGTCCGGATCCTCGTCGCGAACGCGGCGGTTGACAGCGAGGGTGAGATTGGCGACCACGGTGCCGGATTCGAAGTAGCGGACTTCTGGATCGCGGCCGGCCCGGCCGACGAGGGTGATGGAGTTGATGCTCACGATGGGGTTGCAGTGGGTTCGGTGGTTGCATTGCATTGCGCGACGGTTTCGGGGCTAATGCCACACGTCGCGATGCGAATCAAAGTTTCAAGAGGCAGATCCGAGAGAGATTGGCGAGCGCCTTGGCTCACCTTCACGCAAAACGCCCGGATTCCATCTACAGTCAGGCCGGCATTACGGCAAGCGTCAAATGCTTGCCCTGCTAGATCAGCAGCGCTTGGAACCGGCGCGCTTTCGTCAGCAACCTCCCGTTGCTGCTTGTCGTACAGCGCAAGACCAAACGGGTTCCCGAACGTCATTAAGGCCCGCTTCATGGCGTCGGTCTCAGCCTCCTTTAAGGCTGATTCGTGGGCCTGGCCCGGGTCCACGTCAATGCCGTGGCCGGCGCCGCAGCCATCGCGGACGATGGCGCCGACGCGGATGCGGACCCGGGCGGTGTAGGTCACGCCCCAGCCGGGTTTGGGATTTTCGCGGCCGATCATTCGCTCCCGCTCGCTGACGCAGCGGGTTTCGAGGGTCTCGCGATCCCAGGCGCCAAAACCAAAGATGCGGTTGGCTTCAGCGATCGCGTGCCACCCTTCGATGTAACTGAGAGTTTTTCCCGATTGCTTGCGGGTCTTAACGCGAGCCCGGTTGAGCGGCTCGGCCAGGGCGGCCAGCTGCTCGGGGGTGAACGGATCATCGGGGGGCATCGGTCCCTGCGGTGGTTGCACAAACGATAGCGCAACGGTTGCTCTTGTGCAACCGATCAGCCGGGCCAGGCGATCGCCGCGGCATCGTCGGCACTGCGGGCAAACCCAGCACGGCCACCGGCGCGGGCGATGTTCGCCGCCCATTCCTGTTGGGCCTGGCGCTCCTGGGCATTTTTCGGGCGCTTGGTCTCGATGCTGAGGAACAGGCCCACCGTCTCGCCCACCATCTCGGGCGTTACGGGCACCGACACCAGGCCGATCCAGTCGCCGCTGCCGGGCTTCAGGCCCGTGGTGTAGAAGCGGCCCTGGCGCACGATCACATCGCCGGGCTGAAGGCTGGCCCGGGCTGAGGTCAGATTCTGTGGGGTGACGCGGGTGCTCTCACCGTGCCAGCTCCCGCCGACGTGGTTGCGGTAGACCCTGGCGCCGCTGTTCGGCGCGTTGATGCGGGTGATGATCTCGCGGCTGACGCGGGCCTCAGATGTCATGGGTTAGGCGGCGGTGGTGGTGGCGCGGCTGGCTCGCTTGTGCTGCCAGCACGGCAAATCGTGCTGAGTCCAGGCCCAGCCGGCCTTGTAGCCCAGCATCCGGCCCAGATCCTGTAGGCCGGCCAACGAGCCATCACAGGCCCGGATCAACTCCCGGCGCTCTGCGCGGCGGCGTTCCTCGTCGCGCAGCTTCTCCATCCGCGGATCGAGATACACCAGCTCACCATCGACGTGCTCGACAGGGCGGCTCCAGACCAGGAACCGGTGCCCGCACTCGGGGCAGACCCTCGGTTGGCCTGGGATGAACGCATCGCATTTCGGGCACGCCTTGCCAGCCGGGAGGGTTTCACGCGGGCGGGCGCTCCGGCCCTGCAGGCTCCACTGGCGATCCTGCAGCGGCGAGCCGAAACCCGGCTGGCGCATGTTGCCGCAGTGGTCAAGCAGCACCGCGTGCGATTTGCCGTCGGCCGTGCGCAAGGCCCGGCCCAGCATCTGGAGGTACAGCGGCAAACTGCTGGTGCGGCGCACCAGTTGCACGGCGGCGACGCCGGGCACGTCAACGCCCTCGGTGATCAGTTCGCAGTTGACAAGCACCTTCAAAGCGGCGTCGCCAAGATCCCGAAACATCTCGGCCCGCTCCTCTGGCAGGGTTTTGCCGTGCACGGCAGCCGCAGGGATTCCGGCATCTCGGAACGCGATGGCGTAGGCCTCGGCACGCTCCACGCTGGGGGCAAACGTGATGCAGGTGCCGTTGAAGTGATTCGCGACCCGCTTGCGGTACTGGCTTACCACATCGCCCATCACCTGACGGGTTGCGAGCATCTCGGCCTGCTGCCGCTGGCCCGCCAGTGTGTCGGGGTTGCGGATGTCGTCCAGGTCAGCGCTGGGGATCGAGTAGCAATCCGGCCTGGCCAGGAAGTCGTTCTCTACCAGCCACTCAACAGACGGGCCGATCTCCAGATGCTCGAAGTAGCCGCCGTAGCCGACGCCCAGGCCGCGGCCATCCAAGCGCTCGGGCGTAGCCGTCAGGCCCCAGAGCCAAGCATCGGGGCACGCTTCGACGACCCGGCCCCACTTGTTCCCCTCCACCAGGTGGTGAGCCTCGTCGATGATCAGCCAATCCCAGGGCCGGATGGAGCCCAGGCGCAGGCCGATGGTGTCCACGCTGCCGACCTGCACGTTCAGCTCAGGCTGGAACGGTGCCCAGCTCCTCGGAACGATCAGGCCATGCTCCACGCCAGCCCGGGAAATCCGACCCGACAGGTCAGCCACCAGCTCCTTGCGGTGGGCCAGAGCCAGGACACGGGCGCCGCTGCTGGCCAGCCTGTGGACCTGAAACGCCAGCATGGTGCCCTTGCCGCTGCCCGTGGGCGATTGGGTCAGCACGCGGCGATGGCCGGCGTAGAACCCGTTGACGCGGGTGCGGTGGATCAGGTCGGACTGGTGAGGGTGGAGGGTGATCACATAAAAACGTGCAATTTAGATGCCCATTTCGCGCAACCATCACCTAAAATTGTCAATCCACCGTCAAAATAACCTAGTGGCACTATTGGCCCGCCATTTTCTGCAATTTCTAAATCCCACGCCACAGCCTTAGGTAAACTATGTCCTTTTGGTAATTCGTGCACCCATGGCAGTTTGGCGGCCGTGGCAAGTGGTCGTGCGGCTTTGGTTCCAATTAGCAGCACCGGTAAGCCTTTCGCCAAAGCTTCTTGAATACGTATTAATGCTTTTTTGTCTAGTTCTGGTTGGTCGCTGCCCCGAAATACGATCAATTTACGATTGCTTCCCTCGGGCGTGCCATAGAGAGCGCCCAGTTTTTCGCGACGTTGCCTTGCTTGTCCCATGTTTTGGCGGGGTTTTGTGAATAGGTGCCACCCCCGCTTGTCGCCGTCCACGACGCCCTGCAGGGCCTGGAATCACCGACGAACCTCGACGGGTCCCGTTATTGCGCAGAGGCCAGGCCGGAAAACCGACGACCACCACCTGACCCGGGCAGTGGCTGGCGTGATGCTGGGAGCGGGCTTGCTGGGTGGCCCCAACACCCTAGCGGTTGCCGTTGCGATGCGCAAGCGGTTGCCGCTATGGTGCTGGGCGTAGCTCAACATGCAACATGCCAGCCGATAGTACGGACGCACACCAAAAAATGCGGGTGATGGGCCTTCGTGTCACCGTGGAGCAGGACGAGTTCCTGGATCGCGTGGCGCGGCGGCGTGGGGTGCCGAAGAGCGTCTACCTCCGGCTGCTGATCAACGACCACATGCAGAGCGCTGCACGCGGCTACAGCCCCCTGACGGCGGCCTGACGCCGTGGGCAACCTGCAGCGGATCACGGCCGGACGATGGCCGGAGATCCTCGGCGCTCTGGCGGGCGTGCCCGCGGAGGCTTTCAACGGCCAGGCGCAGGGCTGCCCAGCCTGCGAGCGCAACGGCATCGCCCTGGGACCGGGACGGAACGTTGACCGGTTCCGCTGGGACGTCAGCGAGGGCATGGGCGAGTGGTTCTGTAACCAGTGCGGCGGCAAGCATGGCGGCGGCGGCGGCGGCAACGGGGTTGATCTGCTGACGAGGATGCTCGGCTGCGACTTCTCCACAGCAGCAGCCAGGGCTGAGGCGTACTGCGGGCTGGTGACCACAGCGCGGCCGGTGACGCCAGGCCCCAGCGCTCCAGCCCCCTCGAAGCGCACCCGCAAGCCGGCTCGGATCCCCACGGCGCCACCGGCTGGCACGCCGCCGCCAGAGCTGGGCTTTGCCTCTGAGCAGTATCCCTACGGGGCCGATCCGGAGAACCCGGATTTTTGGATCCAGCGGATCCCGCAGCCGCCGAAGGTTCCCGGGGGGAAGCCCGGCAAGCTGTTCGTTCACCGAACCTGGCTGGACCGCCGCTGGCATCGCCCGAGCAAGCGGGACGCATTCACCAGCGAGTGGCCGGCGCCTCGGCCGATCTACCGGCTGCCCCAACTGCTGGCAGCACCTGACGCGCCGGTGCTGGTGGTGGAGGGGGAGCGCACGGCCAACCGGGCGGCCCTGCTGTTCCCGGATCACGCGGTGGTGGCCTGGTGCCACGGCAAGGAGGGGAAGCAACACACCGACTGGAGCCCCTTGGCGGGCAGGAACGTCACGCTCTGGCCTGACAACGATCGGGATGGGCAGGCGGTGATGGCCTGGCTGGCGGAGCACCTGCAGGGCCTGGGGTGCGCCGTGGCGGTCGTGACGCCTCCCGAGAGGGTGCCGCCGAAGTGGGATCTGGGCGATGCCGCGGACAGCTGGACCCCAGAGCGGGCCGCGGCGGAGCTGGAGCGGTTGGCGCAGTCAGTGCCCGCAGTGGAGCCCCCGTCACCCCCCGCGCCCCCCGCCGGTGAACCGGAGCGGCCCCGGTACCCGTTCGATCTGCTGGGGTTCGACAACGGGTCGTATTTCTACCAACCACACACCACGGGGCAGGTAATCCGGCTCACGGCAGCCAGCCACAACGCCGCCCACCTCAACATGCTGGCGCCCCTGCAGTGGTGGGAGACAGCCTTCCCCGGCGGGCGCAGTGGCCCGAACTATGTGGAGGCTGCGTCGCACCTCTACCAGCTGCAACATCAGGTCGGCATTTTCGACCCGGGGCGGATTCGTGGCCGCGGCGCCTGGTGGGACGACGGGCGATCGGTGCTTCACCTCGGGGATCGGCTGCTGGTTGATGGGTTGGAGCGGCCACTCCAGCTGCCGGGGTCGCGGTTCAAATATCAGCGGCTGGCGGCGATCGAACTCCCTGCGGACGTGGCGCCGCTGACGGCAGAGCAGGGGGCAGAGATCATCACCATCGCTGGCGGGTTTCTGTGGGACGTGCCGGCCAGTGGCCTGCTGTTGGCCGGCTGGGCGGCCCTGGCGCCGATCGGTGGGGCGCTGCGGTGGCGCCCACACGTCTGGCTGACGGCCGGCAAGGGCTCAGGGAAATCGACGCTTCTGGATCGATTCCTCGGCACCCTGCTGGAGGATCTGGCGCTCTGGCCAGAAGGCTCCAGCACTGAGGCCAGCCTGCGGCAGGAGCTGCGCTGCGATGCGCTCCCCGTGGTGATGGATGAGGCGGAGTCCAATGAGCAGAGCGACCGGACGCGGATGCAGTCGATCCTGGCGCTGGCCCGCGTCAGCTCCAGCTCCAGCCGGGGCTTTGTGGGCCGCGGTGGTGCCGACGGCATCGCGCAGAGGTTCATGGTGCGGAGCATGTTCCTGCTCTGCTCCATCAACCCAGCACTCAGGCACGGCGCCGATGAATCGCGGTTCTCCCAGTTGACCATGCGCAGCCCGGCCAGCCTGCCAGAGGCTCAGCGGCATGCCCATTGGCGGGATCTGGATCAACGCCTGACCGCTGAGATCACCCCAGGCACCGGCCATGCCCTGGCGGCCCGCATGGTGCGGCTGATCCCTGTGGTGCGCGATGCGGTCGCTGTGTTTCGCTCAGCAGCAGCCCAGCGGCTCGGGAGCCAGCGGCAGGGCGATCAGTACGGGACCCTGCTGGCGGGCGCGTGGTGCCTGATGCACGATCGCGTGCCGAGCGAAGCGGAAGCCCTCCATCTCATCAATGAGCAGGACTGGGAGCCGTATCGGGAGGCTGCGGAGCAGTCCGACGAACAGCGATGCCTGCAGAACCTCCTGCAGCACCAGGTCCGGGTCGAGCTGGAGCGGATCGTGATCGACGGGGCCAGGATTAACGCGCGGAACACCGTCCTGACCCGAACAGTCTGGGAGCTGGCGGAGGCGGCGCGCAGCGGCACAGAGGGGGGTGACGTGCCGTCCGATGCTGCCGTGGCACACCTAGGGCGATTAGGGTTCCGGGTAGAGGGGGATCGGCTGCTGATCTCCAACACCGCCGAAGGGGTCCGCCGCATCCTGCGTGAGACACCCTGGGGCGCCAGCTGGAGCACCGTGCTGGGTCGATTGGATGGAGCGGAGAAACGGGGACCGACGCACTTTCGCGGCATCGCCGGGGTGAGCAGGTCAGTCGCGGTAAGGGTTTTCAGCGATTAGGACCTTACGGTTTTTCTTACAGCGTAAACAGGCGTAAGAGCTCAGAACCCTTGTGGGGACTGGGTTCTTACGCTTTTTGTTACGGGAGCAGTTTTGAAGACCCATGCGTGTGCGCGCACGCGTGGTTACGCTTCTCCCCTTCCCTCTATAAATATATTTCTATCTGTATAGATGTAAGAACGTAAGAAGGGGCCGAGAGTCGCTGCGGCGCAAGGGATCCGGGTCTTACGCTTTTTCTTACGCGCCCTTACGGCCGTAAGAAGCCTCCAAGGGGTTGCCAGGCGGCAGGTCGTGCGCTACTGTGATGGGACAGGCGGGGAGGCCCGCCGCACACCCATCACCAGCCATGACCACTGCTCCAGCCCTGGAAATCCGCAGGATCGGCCGCTTCTATGCCGTCTGCGCCGGGAAATCGGTCTTTCGTCGGTTCCGCACCGAGGCCGCGGCGATCGCCGACCTGCAGGTCAACCACGCCTTATGGGCCTACTGGGCTGGCTCTGTTGGCGTCTCGGTCGAAAACGCCGAGTGCGTCACCATCTGGGCCTGACCCCACCACGGCCCGCCGGAGCCTATCCGGCAACCATCCCACCTTCACCCCACGGACCAATGCCTATCCCCACCCGCGCTGAGCTTCGCGCTGCATTTGCCGAGGCCATGGCCAAGCAATTCAGCCCAACCGACCCTGCAGCCGCCGCAGCGGCGATTTACGCCGCTGTTGCCGTCGTGCTGCCGGATGAGGCTGAATTGGATTGTTACAACACCCCATTGCCTGACCTTCACCGGCAAGCGGAGCGCTACCGCACTCAAATCAAGTTTTTTGCCCTAATCGACGCACTGGGCGGAGGCGCCAACGATCAGGAGCGCCCCATTCTCGACATCCCCACCACATGACGACCCTCCCCACAGTTCACATCAACGGCACTGGGGCTGAAACCCTCAGGGCCGAGTACGAGGCTCTCTTCGAGGCCCTGGCGGTCGCCGTAGCTCGACTCCTGGCGGCAACCGCGAACGGCCGCGACTTCTACCCCCAGGGTTATCCCCAGGGTAGGGACGCCTATTACAGCGCTCGCTTCGAGCGGTCTGAGATGCTCGCCAAGTTGCGCGAAGTCATGGATTACGCCAACGCCTGGCGCGATCACGCATCCGCCCATTGCCGCATCGATCCCGCAGCGGTGGCCGCCGCCCAGGAGCAACCCGATGCCTAACCCCACCCCCGCCGACTGGTGCCGGGATCCTCTGCCCTCCGTCAGTGGCTGGTTTGCTGTGATCCGCTGCACCGACGCGGGCTTGCGATCTGGCGCTGCATGGGTTCAGTACGGCAAAGCCTGGTCTTGTGGCAGCAAAGCTGTTGCCGCTCACGCTGGTCCGTTCCAGACCAGGGACCAGGCACACGCCTGGGCAGAGGCTCACCCGGAAGCCTCCCTCACTTGGCGGGTCGAGCCAACATCCAAGCCCGCCGAGTCCATGCGTGACCCTCGCGGCGCCCTCTACAACTGGCGCTATCGAGAGCGCAAGGCTGGCCGGCTGCCGCCGCCTGAGCATCCCCGGTGCCCAGCCTGCGATCTGCTCCACACAGGAGTCAGGGGGGCGTACTGCTCCCGCTGCTGGGAGAAGCTGACGCCCGAGGGTAGGGCATTCAAAGCCCAGCGGGTGCGGGACAGCCGAGCCAGAGCCAAGGCCAAGGCCAAGGCACTGGAGCAGCAGGGTGACGATATGTGAACCGACCACGCCTGCCACTCACTACCGGCAGGTCATGCGCTACAGTTAGGTCATCGGGAGGGAGACCTCCCACACACCCCACCACCAGCCATGACCATCGCCGCAAAAACCCGCACTTCTCACCACATCTTCAGCGGAGTGAGCTACAACTGGACAGCACCAACCATTGATCAAATCTGCAACGCCGAGCCCGCCGGCATTTCTCAGTCTATCGATGGTTCAGATCTTTACTTTATACCTTACCAGGAAACTACGCTTACTTACACGCTTGCCGCTCTGGAAGCCTGTTACGCCTGGGCTGCCTGACCCCCTCCACGGCCCGCCGGAGCCCATCCGGCAACTTCACCCCATCACCCCACCACCAGCCATGACCACCATCAACATCCGCACCTACGCCGAGACCGCTGCCAGCCTTGAGCTCTGGCGCGAGTACGTCGATCCCGATATGGCGTTCTCCGATGAGGAGTTTGAGGCCATGTCCATGGAGGAACGCATCGCGTATCAGCGCGCGACGTTCGGCCCCGAGCCGACCGACGCGGAGATCAACGAAGACATCGGCCTCGACGCCTGATCCAGCTTCCCGGCCCGCCGGAGCCCATCCGGCATTCACCCACCTTCACCCCATCACCAGCCATGCCGATCTTCGAAGAAAACGATCCCTACGAAAATGTCCCTCACAATGGAAAGCGTTTTACAGAAAATGGCAAAACTTTTTACTGGAACTTTTCCAATGTAAAACCGGGTACTCGACACAAAGGGAAAAATAAAGCGTGGGTTACACTAGGTCCCGTACAGCGTATTGATGAAGCGGAGCCCAGGGTTCATCCCATGTTTCCGGGATCCTTGCCGGTCACTATGTTTCAAATCAATGTGCCAGGTTTTTACTATGAGATTGACTATGATGCTGTCGCGGTTGAAAACAAAAGAATACAGGAAGGTACTATAACTAAATGGCGCGACGACGCTCCCATAAGTGGAGCGCAACAGACTACCTTGGCATGGAATAGCAGATCCGTTGAGGAATATGAAGCAATGAAACAAGCGTTGCTGACCAACGTCTAACTTTTCCCGGCCCGCGCCCCCCCCAGCCCCAGCCCACCAGCTGGGGCTTTTTCATGCCTGCCCCTTGCGCTCCGGCAGGTCATGCGCTACAGTATGTGCATCGGAGGGGAGGCCCTCCACAACCCCATCACCAGCCATGACCTTTCATCTTCGCAACGATTGGACCGCACCTTCCGGAGATTCCTATGTTGATGTAATCAGTTTCTCAGTTGAAGGTTCAAAGATCACGACTGTGAGCACGAAGGCCAACTCCAAGGGCAAAATCCTTTCTGGCGGTTCGCGCAACTGGAACGCCTTCCAAAGCATGTCGCTGGAGCAAGGACGCAAGCTGTACAGAGGCTGCTTAGAGCGTGGCTACAAGCGCGTTGAGCAGGCTCCTGAGCTTACCTACTGACCAGCCCCCGGCCCCCGCCCCTCACCCGAGGGGCTTTTTCACGCCTGCCACTCACTACCGGCAGGTCATGCGCTACAATATGGAGACAGCAGGGGAGGCCCTGCACAACCCACTACAGACCATGACCGCAACTCTCATTGATCGCGACGGGATGCAGCGCTTTGATTTCCAGCCTTCCGCTGGATCTGTTCAGGTCACCCGTTGGGATCCCCAGCCTTTGCCCCACAGGCGCTGGAGGCTCGCTCCGACCGCCAACTTCGTGATCGACATCAATGAGGGCAGGGCTCTCTGGAGGGACCTGGTGAGAGAGGGCTATTCCCGCCGCTGACCCCCCGGCCCGCCCCGGCTGACCACCGGGGCTTCTTCATCCCCCTCCACCATGCAAGTCACCTACGTCACCACCGAACTGAAACAACCCCCTGCCAGGGCGGTGGTTGTTGGCATTCGTGCCCTGCTCGTCTCTGGTGGCTGCATTGATCGCCCTGGGATTGTTCGCCGCTTCATTCAAGGCGGCATCGCCGAGCCCCTGGCGAGCCGCTACGCCGACACACTGATCACCTGCAACACCGACCCGTTGCACCACATTCGCTGGAAGGCCCGGGGGAGGCAGGGCCGCTATGTCTACAGCCACCCCGGCTGACCACCGGGGCTTTATGCTGTCCATGCCGAGTCACCCCCTACGCGAGGCCGGGGAGCCGTGGTCTGTCGGTGGGGCAGGCCTGTAACGGTCCTAAAGGCTCGGCATCCATTCACCCCCTGGCGGGTTCCCCTGGGGCTCGCAAGGCGGCTATGCTGCTGGTGTTGCTTCGTGTTGCTCTGTGCCTGCTGCAGTCACCATCAAGGCCGCCCAGGCGATCGAGCACTGGCCTCTGGACCGCTTGGTGCCCTACGAGCGCAACGCTCGGACGCATAGCGCTGAGCAGGTCGCGGAGATCGTAGCGTCAATTAAGGAGTTCGGCTTCACCAACCCGATCTTGGTGGACGCTAAAGACGGCATCATTGCCGGCCACGGCCGCCTAAAGGCCGCCCGTGAGCTGGCCATGGCTACCGTGCCTGTGGTGGTGCTCGATCACCTTACGCCGACCCAGCGGCGGGCTTATGTGCTGGCCGACAACAAGCTGGCGCTCAATGCCGGGTGGGATGACGCGCTTCTGGCCGAGGAGATTACAGCGCTGCACCTGGAAGACTTCGATCTAAGCGTGCTGGGGTGGTCGGATGATGAGCTGGCGGGACTGCTGGACCCAGAAGGTATGGAGAATGACCAAGGTGGCGGTAGTAATGAGAATCCGTACACCGACAAGGTGGACGTGCCGCCGTATGAGATCACCGGCCCTAAGCCCGAACTAGAAGATGTTTACGACCTAAGCAAGGTTGAGGAGCTGTTGCAACAGATCGACCAGTCAAGCTTGCCAGACAAGGAAAAGCATTTCCTCAGATCTGCAGCTTATCGTCATGCAGTATTTAACTATCAGCATTGCGCCGAGTATTATGCTCACTCTAGCGCTGATGTTCAGGGGCTAATGGAAAACAGCGCATTAGTAATCGTAGATTTTGATAAGGCAATACAAAATGGGTGGACAAAGTTAGAGCAACAGATGGCAAGCGGATTTTTGTCTGATACGGAGAACGACGATGAAGCGTAACTTTGCAGCATTCATTCTTAGCCATGGCAGGGCAGATCGCGTGCTTACTTATGAAGCATTGAGAAAACATGGCTACACTGGCACGATCTACATTATTGTAGATAACGAAGACAAGCAGCTTGATCGGTACATTAAGATATATGGAGAGCAAGTGATTGTTTTTGACAAGACAAAGTTTGCTAAACATGTTGACGCATGTGATAACTATGATCGTCGAAACTCAGTTGTCTATGCAAGAAATTACAATTTTATCGCAGCTCGTAAGATGGGATTGACCCACTTCGTTCAGCTTGATGATGATTACACGCGATTCTCCTGGTCTCTAAATGAAAAGCGTCGCTATGTCACGAGTGGTAATGATATTAAAAATCTAGACCTGGTTCTTAATGCGTGTCTAGACTTTATTGATGATACGCCATTTGTCTCAATCGCCTTTTCCCAGGATGGCGACTTCATCGGAGGCGAAAAAGGAGCGCAAGTACTCCGATATTATAGGAAGGGACTGTTTTACAGGAAGGTGATGAATAGCTTTATATTCAAGGCAGGAGCTAGTGTTAAGTTCAGAGGAAGGGTCAATGATGATGTAAACCTATATGTTGAGCGCGGAAGAGCTGGTGATCTATTCGCGAGTCTTCCGTTTATAAGGCTCTCGCAACCACTTACGCAAGTGATGCCAGGAGGTTGCACCGAAATCTATCGGGAGATGGGCACATACATTAAGTCCTTTTACTCTGTCATAGTTGCGCCATCTTGCGTTAAGATTGCAATGATGGGAGTGACCAATAGAAGGATTCATCACAATGTAGACTGGAAAAACTGCTGCCCAATGATCATCGACGAAAAATACCGCAAGCCACGATGAAGCGCGTTGACTATCTGATTGTTGGTTCTGGCCTTACAGGCGCCACGATTGCCAGAATGCTGCATGATGCTGGCCGCGAAGCGCTGGTGATAGATCGTCGCCAACATCTTGGCGGCAATGTACATGATCAAGAGATTGCCGGCCTGCGCGTTCACACTTATGGGCCGCATTATTTCCGCACATCATCATCATATATCTGGGAATGGGTCAACAGGTTTGCTGACTTTCAGCCTTTCGAGGCAAGAGTGCTCAGCGACATTGGCGCCTCCCAGCTTGTTCAGTGGCCGCCAACGCTTCGGCAAGTGCAAGCACTCTGCCCTGGCTGGCAGCCTCAACAGCGCTGCATCAATCCAAGCAGCCTGGAAGATGCGGCGTTGTCAATGATGCCCCGACAAGCCTACGAATTATTCATCAAGCCATATAACGAGAAGCAATGGGGCAAGCCTCCTGCAGAGCTTTCACCTGCCCTATGCAAGCGGTTCTCACTCAGGACTGAAGGTGAAACAAGGCTAACGCCAGGCGCTTGTTTTCAGGGCATCCCGAAAGATGGCTACTCGGCATGGATGGCCGCGATGCTAGATGGAATTGACGTGCAGCTAGGCATTGACTACCAAGAAGTTCGACGCTCAATCAAAGCTAAAAAGACTATCTACACCGGCCCGATTGATGAGTTCTTCGGCTTTGACATGGGACGGCTTCAATACCGTGGCCAGCGCAGAACGCACAAGATTGCAGATGTTTCTACCGATGGCTTACCCTGTATTCAAGTCAATAACCCTACTCATGATGGAGGCGCTCATATACGCTCGATTGATTGGCGGCATTTGCTAGGCGATCAGCAAAAATACGAAACCAACAGAACGATTATCACAACAGAAACGCCGTATTCACCATCCGACCCAGACTGTTATGAGTATCCGTTCCCGGATGCAGTGAATCAACAACTTGTCGCGGCCTATCAACAGCGAGCCAAAGGGATCGGCCCATCAGTCTTGATTGCCGGGCGGCTCGGGTCATTTCAATACATGGATATGGACCAAGCGATCGCCAAGGCGCTTTCAATGCGGGGTAAAGTGATGAGCCACTCAGCGGCTCAATGGACTGGACACTTATCCTCCGTAACGCAGGCATCCCTGAGCCAATCTGCCGAGACGAAGCAATCGCAGCTGCTAGAGCAATTACAGCAGCCCGCTACGCACGAACAGGCGGGCCAGTCCGTGCGTATGGCCACAACACCAGGAAGCCTGCAACCATCTCACGCAAACAGCTGCAAGAGCGTGAGCGAGCGGCTGCAAGAGCAGCTGCTGCAAATGGTACTGAACGAAGCTGACAAGCACTTTCTTGGTAACAGAATCTCTGGAAACTCAAAGCACGCGATTCGTTTAGGCATCTCTAAAATCGTTGAACACTACATCATCAGTGAGGTGGCTGACGCATGAACCTCCATGTTTACTCCTCGCACCGCAGGGAATCTGGTCAGATCTTTTCGTGGAGGCAGTGTTGATAAATGGCCGCCAAAGGCACCACCCAAGCCGAGACCGATCAGCGCATCAAGAAGTTTGCGCAGATCATCGCTAATGGTGGCCGCCGCTCGGACTGCTGTCGTTACGCGGCAGAGAAATGGGGGGTTGATGACCGAACCGTTGACCGCTATCTGGCCGCCGCTCGGGACCAGATGCGTGCCGACTGGGACCTGGAGCGGCCCCAGATGATCGCCGACCTGCTCAGCCAGTGCAGCACCCTGCAGCTGGAGGCGCGAAAGGCGAAGCAGTACCACATCGCCCTAGGGGCCATCAATACGGCGGCCCGGCTGGCAAGGCTGGTGTCCTAGCTTGTGTTTCGGCTAAGCTGTCAACATGCCAACCCGCTTTCCCACCGCAAAGCACGTAGAGACGGCCCGCAGGGTTACCGCTGCTGGCGGGGCGCTTTCGACTGTTGCTGGTGCTTGCGGCGTGGCATTGAGTACCGTCATGCTTTGGATGCAACGAGCAGAAAAAGAAACCGGTTCAAAGTATGAAATTGCTTTTCTGCAAGCGATTCAAGAAGGTAATCATGCTGCAGAGATCAGAGCGCTTGAGGTAATCACCGGCGCCAATCGCAGCATTCTGGCGCCTGATCCCAGCGATGCGCGATGGTGGCTAACGCACAATCCGACTACCCGCGACCAGTGGTCCGATGCAGCCTCAGAACGCCGCGCCGTGCAGCGGGCCATGGCCGGCGTGGTGACCGCCATTGAAGGGGCAGGGCTGACCGACGACCAGCGGATGCGGCTGCTGCTGGGGATCCAGGCCCTGGGCATCGGCGTGCCGGCTGAGGGGGACGGCTGATGCCATCCACTCCCCTCCTTGGCGGGCCTGAGCAGCCGTCCTGACCCATGGCAGGCAATCCGC